ACGTTGTACACTCCACGCATGACATAGATGTCATCATCGTAGTTCCTGTTCCTGTTCTCCAGGAACAACAAGTCCTCCACGTTCAGTGGATCTTCTGTGTCGTATGTGGGTTGTGTGACGTCGCCCTGATCTCTGACCGAACTGTCACCGACGATCTTGGGTCCCATGTACTTGTGGACGAATATGTCCGCACCGCCAACCGTGTACATCTCGCTGATGGTCTTGTCCAGGAACTTGAAGTCATTGGTCTTGTTTGATCGGTATAATGATAATCGTGGCATTTTGTGTTCTCGCTATCTAACTATTTATCGCCTAAAAGAGTTGACCTCAAAATACAAAAGTGGTAAAATAGTGAGATGCTACGAATTGACACCTCACAAGATTGGGCAAGAGTGGATCATGAACTGCAAAAAGACATCAAAAACCTGCCTTATCATGTCAGAATGGACCTGGAGAAGATAAACAAAAATATCAGTAACCTGGTTACTGAGTTAAGTACAGCAGAAATTCAGTGCAGGCGACATCACAAGACGACGCACACTTTTATAGAATTACAGGAGAAATGCAACACAATGATAGCAGACTATCAAAAGATGATCATGATGGGGAAACTGTTGTGATGGCACTCAAGAGATCAGTGGAAGAGAGCAAGGCCTGCGCCGTGGGCAAGATCAACGAGGTGTTCGACAACTACATCGAGGGCGACATACAGGACAGCGAGAAACCCCAAGGCATACAGGAGATACTGGCCAGATATGACCTACCGGCCAAGCAGATCAAGATGATCAAGGATCTGTGGGAGAAACAGATCAAGGAACTGAATGCCTCTGTGACCAACAAAGACAAGGTTCTAAGCGAGGGATACAGTTGGGCTACCAAGGACCAGCAGAAGAACATGATCTCTTACTGTAGGGAGATTATAAGCGAATTAGAGGCATATTCAAAGGATTCCAAGGAAGGAGTCAAACGCAGGAAACCAAGACCGCCGGAGAAGGTGGTGAGGAAACTGAAACTGCTCAGCGAGTTTCCGGAACTGAATCTCAAGACCGAGGACCCCACCAAGATACTGGAGTCCAGTGAGATGTGGGTGTACAACACCAAGAACCGCAAACTGCAATACTACGTGGCCGATGCCCAGAACAAGGTGTTCATGGTCAAGGGCACCAGCATACTGAATTTTGACGCCAAGAAGTCCACACAGAAGACACTACGCAAGCCGGAACAGTTCCTGCCACAGTTGAGCCTGGCGGACAAGCCGTCCAGACGCAAACTGTTTGATGAGCTCAAGACCACTGGCACGCCAGTGAATGGACGATTCAACAGCAACCTGATCATCATCAAGGCCACCTACACCCTACCATCAGCCAGTTGACCATATTCCGATAAATAGTTACAACGGAGGACACAATGGCCACACTAACAGAATTAAAACAGGAGGTGTTTGACTATGTTGCCAATCGCTTGGGCGATGGCATAGTTGATACCGAACTGGATCCCAAGCACTATGAAACGGCATACTCAAAGGCCTTGCTGACATACAGATCCAGGGCACAGAATGCCCATGAGGAATCATATTCTCTGTTGCAACTGACCAAGAACCAGAACGTGTACACACTGCCGAGCGAAGTGCAGTCAGTGAGACAGATCTTCCGCAGGACCATGGGAGATGCCACAGGACCATACTCATCCAGTTTTGATCCATTCTCATCGGCCACCTTGAACGTGTACCTGCTGAACTACTCCTATGCGGGCGGTTTGGCCACATTCGACATGTACAGCCAATACGTTGAGCTGGCCATGCGTATGTTCGGAGGACACCTGAACTTCAACTACGAGCCAGTGAGCAAGAAGTTGACCATCATGCGTGATCCCAAGGGCAGTGGCGAGGACGTGCTGTTGTGGCACTACAACTACAAACCGGAAGTGGTGCTGTTGCAGGATGCACCCATACTGCAATGGATACGTGACTACACCTATGCCGGCGGCAAGATGATCATCGGCGAGGCACGTGAGAAGTTCGCCACCATCGCTGGTCCACAGGGAGGCACTCCACTGAACGGCTCGGCCATCAAGGCAGAGGCACAGGCAGAGATGGACAGGCTGATAGCAGATCTGGCAACATTCACGGATCATTCACAACCATTGAGCTGGGTGATCGGCTGATGCAGGTATCCGAGATCATCACGGAAGGCATGGTGTTTGCCCGTGTGGGCAAGGGCGGTACCGGCAAGTCCAAGGTCAAGATGAAGTGGCGTTGCGAGACCGGCAACCGTGCAGGCAGATTGGTGTCAAGTCCCAGCCAATGCGGAGCATCCATTGATGTGGGCAAACGGGCAAAGATGAAACAGACACGTGCCAAGACCAAGGCCGTGCAGGCACGCAAGGCCAAGAGAACCAAGAAACTGAACGTGGCCAGTCGCATCATGCAGGCGCTGAACAAGTTCAAACGCAGAGACGCACTCAAAAAATCTCTCAGACCCAAGAAAGTGGCAACGTCAAAACGTGCCAAACCAAAAACACCTTTCCTAAAAAAGATATCCCCAAAAGGACCAAAACGCAAGTAGGTTGACACAAAATCCAGTTTGCAGTATAATAATAGCATGGATTTGATGATTGACATAGAAACACTGGCAACAGACCACGACGCTGTGATCATGACCATCGCGGCACAGGTGTTTGATCCCTTGCAGAACGGCTGGCCAGAAAGGCACTTCTATGCCAGGGTCACCACGGAAAGCCAACCCAATCGCAAGGTGGATGATGCCACCGTTGAGTGGTGGGCACACCAGGCACCGGAGGCACAACGTGAGGTGTTCGAGGACGTGGGTCGCAGGCCATTGCATGAGTGCCTGGAAGATCTGGGCAAATTGATATGGCACAGTGAAAGGATATGGGCCAATGGTCCCACCTTTGACATGAACATACTGGAACATGCCTACAAGGAATTTGGGCAGAACCTGCCCTGGAAGTTCTGGAGGGTGCGTGATTGCAGGACAGTCTATTCATTGTGGCCGGACATGCCTGAGGTCAAATCGGCAAGCCACCATGCCCTAGATGATTGCAAAAGACAGATCCAGATGTTACAATCATGTATTAAACACCTGGGAATCAACAAGATAAAATGATCATAGCAATCAGCGGACTCATAGGATCGGGCAAGGACACATTGGCGGACTACCTGGTCAACACACACGAATACAGGCGAGACAGTTTCGCCAACAACCTCAAGGATGCCATATGCAACATGTTCGGTTGGGACAGGGAAATGGTCGAAGGACGTTCCAAATCCAGTCGCAAGTGGCGTGAGGAAGTGGACGAATGGTGGGCCAAGAGATTGGACATGCCACACCTGACACCTCGCTGGATATTACAGCACGTGGGCACGGATGTCATCAGGGCACACTTCCACGATGACATGTGGTTGGCAAGCCTGGAGAACAAACTCAGGAAGACCGATGACAACATAGTCATCAGCGACGTCAGGTTCAAGAACGAGGTCAAGATGTTGCGTGGACTGGGTGCCATATGCGTGGAAGTCGTCAGGGGTGACAGGCCAGACTGGTACACACATGCCGAGGCCAATGACATCAACAAGTTACAGGAGTTGGGCGTGCATCGTTCCGAGTATGACTGGATCGGCACTGACTTTGACCGCACACTGGACAACAACGGAACCACAGACGATCTCTACCGCCAGGTAGATCAGTTGCTCAAACAGCACTGCTAATCAGGAATCAGATCTCCCACTTTCCATGCTGACTGGCGCTGTACCAATGCGGAACAGTTGAGGCAGATGCTACGCAGATTCAACAGGTCAGCATTGTTGAGATTGCCATCCATGTGATAGACCATGATCTGGCTACCATGCTTGGCACGGAACCCACACAGGTCACAGGTCTTCTTCTTGACATATCCCTTGCTCCTCCATCTCGGATCCGGTTGGCGTATCTTGCGTCGGCTGTTGGCACAGGCCATGCAACGGCTACGGTAGTGTGTCTTGCCATTGCGTTTGTAGTTGATGGCACATAGGTTGTGCCTGCAGGCGCCACAGATGGGTCTCTTCATGCCCATATTTAGTTAGACCTTTATAAAGGCTCTTTATAACCGCAAGATTACAGCGATTTGAATAAATATTCGTAACAGTTAAAGAGGATTAATAAAATGGCATTAGTATCCCCAGGAGTCGAGGTTAGCGTAATTGACCAGAGTCAATACGTTCCAGCACCGACCAATTCAGTTCCGTACATCCTGATCGCGACAGCACAGGACAAGACAAGTGGAACATCTACAGCGACAGCGAGCGGCACAACAGCGGCCAACGCTAACAAGATTAATTTAGTCACCAGCCAGAGAGAACTGGTTACATTGTATGGTAACCCAACTTTCTACAACACAAGTGCTGGCACACCGATCAACGGATACGAACTAAACGAATATGGATTATTGGCGGCATACTCCGTGTTGGGCATTTCCAACAGGGCATACATCCAGCGTGTTGACGTTGACCTAGGCGCACTTGCGTCATCACTGACACGTCCATTGGGAGAAGCGGACAACAACGCATGGTGGTTGGACACTTCAGAATCCAAGTGGGGCATACATGAGTGGTCATCATCCACAGATGCATTCACCAACAAGGTACCAACAGTCATCACATCAACAACTGATCTGGATGGCGGCGTGCCCAAGACATCGATAGGTGCCATTGGTAGTTACGCTGTGGTTGCCACGAATGCCAACAACCCAATATACTACAAGAACAGAAGCAATGCCTGGGTGTTAGTGGGATCAGACGACTGGCACAACAGTTGGCCTACCATAACTGGTACGGTCTCGTCTGCCACATTGACATCAGGACACAGCATCGTGATACAGGGTACCACAGTCACACTGTCCGGCACTACTTTATCAGACTTGGCCACCAACATCAACTCAGCATCCATTGCTGGTGTGACAGCGGATGTGGTCAGCAACAAATTAGAGATCTACGCTGACTCGGAAGTTTCAGTTGATGGATCAAGTTTGGAAGGTGCTCTCGTACTGGCAAACGGCACAGGTACAATCCTCACCGACGCAGGTTTGACAGCGGGCACATACTACTATCCAAGACTACAACAGTCACAGCACTACTCCAACCCACGTTGGAAGTCAACTGACACTGCTCCACGTCCTACAGGTTCTGTATGGATCAAGACCACGGCAGTCAACAATGGTGCTGAGATAGTTGTCAAGAGATACAACTCAACCACCAATGTTTGGACCACAACCAGTGCTCCGATATATGAGAACGATCGCACAGCACTCAAGAACATCGATCCAAGCGGTGGCGGTGAGAATGTGGCGGCTGACACATTATATGTGCAGTATGACTCTACCGAGGCAGACAACGCAACATTCAAGGTATACTACAGATACGCAACAGGTGACACAATAGTCACCACTGAGAACGACACGACCACACCCACATTTGTAGGCAGTGAGACGTTCACCATCCAGGCCAGTGCCAAGAACTCAACTGAGTTGACTTCAGCAGTCACTGTCTCGATGAGTGGTACGACAGTTGCTGACTTCGTGAGTGACTTCAACTCAGCCAACGTGGCCAACACT